CCACCTGCCTCAGTGGGCGATGGCCCCTCTACAGCGTATCTCAGCGTCTTTTCAAGCATCTCCGATAGCGGCGGCACGTCGCCCAGAACCCAGGCCAGCGCATCACTGCCGCCTGCCGCAACGTCGCCCAGCGGCCCGCCGTCCGGCAGGGCCTTGGACAGCATCTCGTAGGTCTGCTGGAATTGCCGCAGGCGGAGGATCTCGGCCCCGATGTCGGAGCCAGACTTGGCGATGACGGACGGCTTCATGGCAGCGGGTCAACTCCCATCCGGCCTAGTAGAAGCATCAATGCCCTCTCGATGCGGCCCAGCGTCTCGTTGGTCTCCCTTTGAGCCTCCTTCATGTCCTGCTGCCAGTGGCCGTCGGTGAGCGGCGGGCCGGGGTTAGGCTGCCGGCGGTTGTTGCGGTCGCGCAACAGCAGGTAGAGCATGGCCAGGCAGAACACGCCAAACGGCCCGACGTATTTGAGCGTCTCTGCTATCCACTCTGGCATGATGCTCACCCCTTCCTGCGCGCCAATTTGTCTAGGGCAGCGCCGCCAGCGCGTCCTTGATCTCCTGGGCTTTCGCTTCTAACTCGGCTTTGATGGCCTCGCGCTGTTCGTCCGTCCAGCCAACGACAATAGTGCCGTCCTCTTGCACGACGGGGTTAGATTGAAGGCCAGCAGCGAGGCTCCGCAGATAGCCCACGGCCTTGTTGATGTCCCCCATCGCCTGTTCGATGGCATAGCCATCCACCTTGCTGAGCGGCGGCTCAGTTGGTACTCCCGCCAAGGCATCGCGCAGGGCCACGACCAAGGCAGCCTTAGCTACCTGATAGGACAATCGCAGGTAGAGGCGCTGCTCCCCGTCTGGCAAGTCCTGAGCAGCGGTGTTTCCGATGTTCAGCAGCCGTGCTATCTGCTGAGCCATCTCCTCTGTCCGGTAGCCGAAGGCTTTGAGTTGCTCTATCGTTAAGGCCATGATTCCTCCCTTAGTTCGGCACGCACAGGGCACGAAGGCCCGCGCCGCCGCTGTCTGCTGCGCCTGCTGTGATTGCGAGCAGGCTTCCTCCGATGTTGATGTGACACTTGCTGGCACCCGCCCCCGGCGCTGCACCACCATCCACCTGAAAGTAGCGGGTGGCGGGGCCGAGGCGCATGAGGTAGTTGGTGCCAGCGTTAGACGAGTTCGGGAGGTCTATGCCTGTATAAGTGGTCATCTGGCTCAGGCTGAGGTCGTCCAGCTTTATCCCATAGGCAGCGGTGATGGTGACGTTGGCGAGGCTGGGCGTGCCGTTCAAGTTGGCGTAGAGTGCTATCATCTCGTCGATTGTGTGGGTGTCAGCGGTAGAAAACTGGAACTGAATCTCAGCGGCATAGAACTCGGTGATGGTGCCGCCACCGCCCTGCTGCATATCGACGACGCGGAAAAAGAGACCCTTGGCCTTGCGGTCGAAGGTCGTAGTGCCAAAGAGGATGTCCTGGCCACCAACGCCAATGGCCGTGCCGACGCCGCCGCTCATGTAGTTGACGAAGTTGGCCAGGTAAACGCCAACTGCGCCTGTCTTCGTTACACTAAGGGTGCCTGGATTGATGATGACGCTGTTCTGGAACGTCCAGGCACCTGTGATAGTCTCAGCCTGATTCTTGCGGGCAATCTTGGAGTTTGGGTAGTCGATGGCGATGCCCGCTACGTTGCCGCCCTCGTCAGTGACAACAAAATCAGCAGCGGCGAAGTTGATGGCTGTAGCCGCGCCGACGATGCTGGCACTACCTTCTTGGATGTCTATCGCGCCTCCGCCGCCACCAGCGCCCGTCGTCTCCGTCCACACCGCCGCGCCAGTGGTGATATCCAGGCAGACATACTCCTTGTCGTTGGTGGTATCAATCCAGCGTGAGCCAACGGAATATCCTGCCGTGCCGTCATCGTTGACCGTAGGCGCCGCCGCCGCGCTCAGGTTGGACTTGTGGGCGGTGTAGGCCCCCGCCCCTGTCTTGCGCATGAAGCCTTCGGCAGGGGAGATGTCGGCGTGCTCGATAAGAGCTGCGTGGCCCTGGGGGGTAAAGTCGCCGTGTTCGGAATCACGGGTCACGCCTGCTGGTATTTGTGCGTCAGGCACGTCGCCGCCAGCATCTAGCCCTGCGTAACCGTTGGCAGCACCCTTCTCTGACTCCTTCTGATACTCCGTGTGAAGGTCGCCCGACGCTATGACAGGATGGAAGCCCGACGCCAGCTTGCTATCGGCCCCCGCCTTTGGAATGACGTTGGCAGCGGGCGTGGCTGTGGCTACCTCCTGGCTTCCCCCATGCTGGTGTTCGGCACTGTGTGTCTCAGCGTGGTGCTGGTCAGCCGTCACACCCGTGAGTGAGGCGTGGGCCTTTTCTGCAAGCTGAGCAAGTCTGGCGGCTGCTTCACCCCGTGCTATCTCCTCCCAGGCCACCCCCGTGTCACGGTAGAGTATCTTGATGTCGGTGGCATAGTAGAGCCTGTCCGCCGTCGCAGCCGCAGGTTTATCGGCATCCAGGCCAACGGAGATGCGGGCCGAGCCTGTGTTGTGTTCGGCTAGACCATGAACCTTGGCATGGTGAGCGTCCTCTGGGGCATCAGAGAGTTCCGAGTGAGCCTTGGTAGTATGGCTTGCCAACGTGTGGGCTTCGGCGTGGTGTCCCTGTGGGCTGACGCCACCGTGTTCAGTCTCCGTGTGATAGCGAGCATCGTGGGTATGTGTGGCGGATTCCCCAGATTCAGGCGCGTGGTGAGGAGCACCATCGCCTATAGCCGTGTGCTCGGCGTCCCGCATGATCGCGGCGGGAATATCGCCCTCTTGCAGCGAACCCAAGAATACGCGCTTGTCAATGACCTCGTCGCTCGTGATGGTCGTGGCAGCCGCAGGCACAAAGACTCCGGCGAGCAGGACCGAGTTGGCGGGAATTGCCGGCATGAGGGGATTATCGGTCGCGTCCCACGTCCCGTCGACGGCGCTCTTGGTGCCGGCATTGTTCACAACGATGATGTCGATACGCATCCTGGTCGCGTCGGCAGCCGTGATGTTGACCGAACCTGCGGCCACATCGACATCGCTCCCGCCGATGCGTATTACGCCGAGCGCCACGTCTACGGCCATCGCCGCCGGTGTTTGTGCCGTGACCGCGCACCCAGAGATCACGCCCTCGCGGTTGAAGCCCTGAACCAGAGCGTCAACATCTGTCGAGAATAGCGTGGCCTGTTCGCCGTGGGCTGCCAGTGATTCGTCTGGAATGTCGTAGGCCATCAGCTCTGCCTCACCACGTCAAGCACACAGAAGTCACTGTAATCGGTGCTGTATTTTTTCTCCTCGCTCGTCACCACCTTCACGTCATATATGTAGGCCTGCCCGCCCCTCCCAACGGTGTCTGCCGGAACGAGCGTCAAGTTGATGACACCGCCCGTCTCATCGGTGATGTCAATGCCACCCTCCCCCCCGGTGGCGTTATCCTTCTTGATCAGGGCGGTGTCGTCTGTGTCCGCTAGGTGCTTCTTGACCATGAAGTAGATCGTAGCTCCGGTCAGAACCATCGGCGACGCACCGTCGTTGATCTGGATAGGGATAACCTTGTCCTCGCCCTCATGTACCGTGATGGTTGTATCGCTCATCTCTGCACCGTCTCCACTTCGACTATCCGCTGATCGTGTTGTGTTTTGATCGTTTGTTCAACCTGCGTATGGGCCTGCTTAAGCATCACCGCAACTTGAGCGTGCTCGCTCCGTACCGTCAGATATACGGTGTTGTGCTCGCTCTGCGCCATCAGTGACACCTGCCCGAGAATGGTTCTGAGAGTGGCAATGAGCTGCTCAGTCTGGCTAGCCAGCGAACTGCTAACCATCGGGTGTTGACTCCATACAGCGATAGCAAAAGCTGGCTCGTAGTAGATGATAGCCGCCAGGCCGCCCACGCGGTCGGTGCCAACGCGCCCGTCATCCGTGCCGACTCGGAATCTAGCCACATCTATGTCACCACCCACCCTCCGCTCGGCGCTCGCCATGATGTCCCGTCCGACACGTTCAGGCCGTGGTCGTCGCTGTTGTAGATGACCGTGCCGGGATCAACGCTGCTCGCGCTGGGCCTCGTGGCGTCGGTGTAGGAGGGCAGCACCACAGCCGACAGCATCCAGGGCTTGACCGACTTCGCTCCATGATGCCCAGCGCGATGCTGCCGGATCGCCTCAGAGATGCGCTGGCCGATGCCCTTTTCCTGCTCTGCCATTTATTGCTCCTCCAGGTCAAAGGTCGTTTCTAGGAGACCTCCTGGCCGAAGCCGGTGCCTGATCCCCTCGATCCAGAAATTGGCATCGATAAAACTTGAGAAGGGGTCGTTGATGTTCTCGACGTGGATCAGTTCGCCGATCTCCCGAGTGAGCATCTGGGTAAGCACAGCATCGGATTTTGGCCGCAGGGTAAGAGAGATGCGTTTGGGCGGAGCATCGATGTCGTAGCGATTTGCAAGACGTGTGGCCTCAGCCTCCATGCTCGCTGTGCGGGTGCCCTGAAGCGGCAGGGCCAGGAAGAGGGTGCGGTCTACCGGCGGCGGGCTGACCGAAGCCTTGATGACCTTTGACTCCTCGCTGCTGGCCTGAAGGGGGATGCCCTCGATATACATGTATTCCACGTCGATGGGCGTCCCAGCAGGTGTCGTGGCCTTCACATAGGCGCCTACGCCGTAGTTCTCGAACTCGATGGACGAGAAGCTTATGCCGTAGGTCACGATCAACTGTGGAGCCCAGCCGCCTTCCTGCGAAGAGACGGCGACACGTTCCTTACCAGTTGGCTCTGTCCCAGCGATCTCTCGGTCGCTGGTCAGTTCGAATTCGGTATAGCCCGTTTTGTTGACGGCTGCTATCGCAATATCAATCGGAAATTTGTTGCCTGCGGCGGGGAAACCTACTGTGTTGAAAGTACCTCGGATTGTACCCGTCCCGTCCCAGTCATCGGTGCCGAGGGTAGGCCCCCAGCTTTTATCCCTAACCTGGATCGTAAAGTCCTGGTCGGAATAGTTGATCTTGGCCCTCAGTACTAGTCTGACTTTTGTGATTGTGGCGTCATCTGGAATGGCGGCCGTATTGAAGCGCAGGTAGGATCGATATGAATGGTAAGCAGGGCCTAGGGATAGCTGCTGGCCAACCCATAAGTAGGAGTCGCCAAAGGTCATTCCTGGCCCTGCTGGGGGATAGGTAAGCCCGATGCGGCGGATATACCCGTCCTCCGCCCCTTGGTAGAAGACGACAGGGCTGCTGTCGGGATCGTTCACCGTCAGCACACAGTCCCGCGCTGGCTGCGAATAAGGGATGTGGAACTCCAGGCTGTCGCCGCCGGGCACGGTGTAGGGGACAGGCGATAGCTCCCAGATGCGCGACAACTCGTTCTCGTCGCTGTAGTCCCCCTGACTCGTGACCTCCGCCTCGCTGATGCGATCCTTGGCATCCTCGCGGTAGACCACATCGAAGTAGGGCACGTCGGCCCCATCGTCGCTGAAGGTGGCGACGGGGCCCGCTGCGATGGCCGTCGCCCGCCAGTCCTTGTCCCTGAAACGCAGGCGCTCAAAGTATGGACTATTTTTATCGCAGTAGGTAAAGAAGAAGGAACGCGGCTCGCTCTCGGCGATGGCTTGGAGGATTTCGAGTGCTGGCTGGCGGTAAGAGGCGGCAAGCTCGATCTCTGCCGTGCCATCATCCAGATCGCGCCAAAAGAGCTCACCAGTACTTTCAGGCGTTGTGAAGTAGAGGCCGTCAGCCCAGAACATGACCTCGGTAGCGCCTTCAGTATAGAGTTCAAAATAGTGGCTGGAACCTGGCTGGAATTTTAAGGTTAACCCATAAATTTCAAGCAGTGTTGGCGTCGACCCTACGCTTACTGTTGCCCTCCTTAGCTCCCCTATCACGCTGTCATAAGCCCTGAACACCAGGTTGACCGTCTCGCTAGCCCTCACCCAAATCCTGGCAATGATGGGCTTCCCAGTTGACACCTGCCCCGTCGCGTCGTAACGCAAGCCCTCGCCCGCGTTGGTGCCAGGACAATCACATCTCACGGTGTAGTCGCCCTCGATTTTCATGGTGGCATCACGGGCAGGGGTCACGCCCTGAAGCGCCGAGTAGCCTGTCAGGTCTTTCTCCACACTGGGGTTGGTGCATTCGTTGTCTCCCGCCGCCCTGTTCACGGCTAGGTCGAGGGCGCACTTGACGGGAAGCTGCCGCATGAAGAGCAGGTTCAGCTTCTTGTCCTGCCAGAGGGCGAACTTGTCTCCCAGGAACCACGTCACGACCTGCTGCTTAATCTTGGGCTTATTGCTCATGCCCAAGACGTACATATAGATCATCCCGTAGGTGGAAGCGCCAACCACTGTCCCCTTGATGCGGAGCCGCCGATAGAGATTGAGCTGGCCGTAGTAGGGGCCAGCAGCCTTATCGGGGCTGAAGCGCCCGTCGTGGTTGTTCAGGACGAGGGTCGCGCTGCCGGCGGGCATCCGGCCGAGATCCGTCCTCCGGCCCCTCCTGATGTCGCAGCTCAGGACGTAGCCCGAGATGTCCTCGGAGAACGAGCCATCGCCGTCCTTGTCCCACTCGTAGGTAAATGACCCGCTCATCCGAACCTCCGCCGCATCTCAGGCTCTAGGGCGTCCGCCAATTCCTCAAGCTGGCGCTGGTCGCCCAGCAGTGGGCCATCGAAATGGATGTGGGTCGTATGCCCGCCGCCCCCGCCAGGAATGCCAGCAGCGGCACCAGGATGGGCGAGAGCGGGACTGGTCAGGGCGGGAGTGAAACCCCCTATCGCTGGCCGGAAGCCTGCCGCCGCCCTAGCAACATCTGGCAGCGTGGCACCGATACCGGCAACGATCCCTTGTCCCAGCCCCTTACCAACCTTGATGCCGAACTTCGAGGGCGAGAACGGGTTAAGATCACCCAGGCCATCCTTAATGGCACTCAGGATGTCCCCTGCTAGCCCACTGACTTGATCCAGAAGCCAATCTTTCATTGATAGGATACCTGCCCAGAGGCCCTCAACTAGGTCGACACCGAGATCATAGATGCCTTTCAAGCCTTCCCATATCCAGGCGATGATGTCCTTCCCTACCTGTAGAAGATCGCTTGCCACAGCGATAATTGACATGGCTAGAGTCGTGGCGAAGCCCGTCATGAGGTCGACGGCAAACCCGGGCAGGGCCTTCAACCCCTCCCAGATGTGGTCGATGATCGCCGTCCCCTGATCTAGCAATTCCTGGGCCACCGTCGTCACGGCCCCGCTCAGCTTGTCACGGAACTTATACATGAGCAGGATGGGGATACCGGCGAAGACGCCGATGAGGATGTCCTTCCAGTTATTCTTGAACCAGTTGGGGATATCTTCACGGAAGTATGTTTCGACAAGTGCCCAGGCATCCTTCACGACGCCCTTGAGCGCGCTAATGCGATTCCAGATGATGTCCTTAATGCCGCCTAGAACTAGCTTGATGTGTTCCTTGATGCCGTCCCAGATGCCAGTCACCAGGTCTTTGATGCCCTGCCAGGCTCCTTCCCAGTCGCCATGAATGAGGGCGGTGACGATGGTGATGGTGTCCCGGATAGCGTTGATGGTTGTCTCCACGTAATTCTTGATGATGGCAAAAACGGTCTCGACGATGATCCTAGCTTCCTCAAACGCCCCCTCGAAGATTGCCCCGATGATGGGAATCTCCTTGAACTTCGTGAGGAAGCTATCGATGGCGGCAGGGATATCTTTAGTGAAGAACTGGCTGATCTCGTCCCACTTGGCCAGCACGAGAGCGATGGCCGCCACTACAGCTAGCCAGGGAGCGACCAGCGCGGCGACGGCCACACCGATGGCGATGAGGAGAGGCTTGTGCTCTAAAAGGAATTGGCCGACCTTCTTCAGAACCGGCAGGACGTGCCGCTCCAATACGGGCGCGATGTTGGCCCAGGCGTCCCTGAGAGTATCCAGAGCAGGCACAAAGATAGACCGCAGGAGATCGGCAGTATCCCCCAGAAAGCGCTTGATCTCTTCTCCGTGTTCCTGCCAAAAGTCCTTTAGGACGGGGATGACCTGTTGCTGGATGAACGTGATGGCCTTCTCGAAGCCCTTAATAAGAACGGGCAGAACCTTGCCGCCCAGAATGGTCATTCCAACCTTGACCTGATTGATGGCCTTGTTCAGTTTGAAGCTGGCGGTGTCCGCCATCGTTTTGAAGGCTTCATCAGCGGCACCAGTGGAAGTTGTCATGGTTGCCAAGTCCGCAGCCGCAGTCTCAGCATTCTCGCCTGTCAGCCCCAGCACCGCTTGTAGAGCCTCAACTGAGCCGAACGCCTTAGCCATCTCTTCCTTATTGCCACCAGCGGCTTTGGCCAGAATATCCAGTGCCCCAGCAAAGCCCTCAGATTGCAGCAGGGCTTCCCCACTCACATATCCAGTCTTTTCCAGCAGGCCGATCATTTCCTTGTTCGGCTTCGATAGTGCGACCATCGACTGCCGAATCTGCGTCATGGCGACGCTGGTGGGCGTGCCAGATTTCGTCAGCGTCGCTGTGGCTGCAACGACATCCTCGATATCAAGACTCAAAGCAGCCGCGAGTGGTGCCGCCTGAAACATGGAGGTAGATAGTTCCTCCATTGTTGTCTTGCCGAGTTTGACACCGGTAAACATGACATCGGCTACGCGACCGGTCTCACTGGCCTCATATCCGAAGGCATTGACGACGGTGGTCAGGCCATCCACGGCAGTTTTTAGGTCAGTTACACCGCCGATGGCCGCCTTGGAGGCCACCGTCATAAACTCCATGACGTTCTCTTTGGGGACACCAGCGGAGATGGCCTGGTAGAGGGCGGGCACGGCCTTGTCGGTGGCAATGCCCATCTCTGAACAGAGAGCCAGAACATCGTCCTTCATCTGGCCGAAGGCCTTCTCGGAGATGTCGGGTATGAGCGTCTTGACCTCGGCCATCGACTTCTCAAAGTCCATGCCCATCTTGACGGCGGCTACGCCAGCACCTGCCAGTGCCGCACCGCCGGCTAGGGCACCCGCCTTCAGCGCTGTACCCAGGACATTGCCGAGCTTCCCTGCCTTGCCGTGAAGCTTGTCCAGGGTGCCGGAGGCCTTATCCTGGGCATTGATGAGGATCGATAATGTGCTAGTTGCCATCAGGAATTCTCCACAGAGGGCGGAAGCTCTGTTATGATTGCGTGGCAAACCTGAAAGAGGAGGAAGGCATGTATGAATATCGTGTTATCGATACGGGAACCAGGGCTGGTCTTGAGGTCGAGATCAACAAGAGGGCCAAGGAAGACTGGGAGGTAGTCACTGCCTACTATGATGTCAAGTGGTTTGGCTTCTTGATGATGGCTGGCCGCCGACATGTTGTTATCCTGCGTCGACCTAAGCCCGAAGCCTAACATTGTTCATTCCTTCTCCCGCGCCGCCCGCTGCTCTGCCGCCTTCAGCAGTTGTAGGTCATCGAGCACGTCCTTGGGCATGGCCCGAAGCTCGCTGTAGCTGAGTCCCGTCTGCCATATCAAGATAGCCATCGGCTCTAGTTGCGGCATGGGCGCGACCCTGTTCACCTCTGCCTCCAACCGTGCCCTCATTTCGGGGTTTTGCGTCGCCGTGACTTCCCGGGCGAGCCGGAGGTGCCGCGCCGCCGCCTCGCTAAATTTCGCTCTTGCTCCGGTGTCCTGAACTTGGCTGCGGCCATGATCTCATTGGAGACATGGCCTATCTGTTCCAGGCTGAGAAGGCGCACGGCCTCCTGAGAGATGAGTAGAGGCTTGCCGTCCTCATCGGTGAAAGACCAGCCCTCAGCCCAGTGCTGGATGGCGATACGGCTGGCGGCAATGTTGGAGAGGCTTTCGGGGCCTACATCCACTGGCAGGCCGAGTTTCTGGAATGCCAGCCCGATATCCTCGAAGAACCCCGCCGTTAGGCGCTCAGGGCCTTCTATCCAGTCGACCTCCCCCTCTTCATTTGGGGGCAACTCTATTCGACGTAGGCTGCCCCGTGTGAGCTTTGACATCTCGAACCTCCTTATGCTTTTGTGTGTTCTGCGGGGTGAAATAGTGGCCAGCCTCTTCGAGCCGAAGCGTGATTACCCGCTCGCCCGTGCGGTGCCGCATGACGGAGCTGTCGGGCCTCTTCTCGCGCACCATCACGATCTCGTCGTTCATGGATGCGGAGGCGTAGACCCCAAGCTCAATCTGGTCAGCCAACGCTCTGAGCCAACGGGCGACACGCTCCGGCACAATCACGCTTATGCGTCCTCAGCCACTTCGCCCGTGGCCTGAAGTCCCACTTCAAAGCGGGTGTATGCGCCGATGCTAGCTGTGCGCTTGTAGCTGGTGATCACAACCTCCACGCTTGAGGTCTTGGTGCTGCCCCAGGTGATCTTCAGACTACGCACGGAACCCACAGCGTTGAAGATGGCGTCGGGACCCACGGTTGCTGTGTCGTCATACCAGCCCGACAGCGTAACGCTGCCGCCATCGTTCAGCGTGGCCAGGTGCTCACGCCAGGTATCACCGAAGCTGGTGGAGTCAATGGTCTCCGCCGATGGGCTGAGATCAAAGCTAGCGGCGACGTAAGAAGTCATGTTAATGAGGTTGCCGCCAGAGTTATCGAACTGGACTATGATGTTACTGCTCTTGTATTTGGTCATGCCTGCCCTCCTTTTAGGGCGATCAAAAAAGCCGTCCCGAAGGGCGGCCTCGCCGCGTAGCCTATGCGGTTGTTATTACGTCGACGGGTTCCTCTTAAAGACGGTGATGAAGCTGGCGCTCTCGCCGGTGCCGGTGCCGGTGAATGCCCACTCGGTATTGACGTAGCGGTTCACTGTGCCAGTCACCGTCTTGCGCTCGTCTGCCGGCGCCGCCGTAACTGCCGTGAAAGCGATTAGGTCGGCATAAGTCACGTCGTCCTCCGAGTCCCTGATCTTCACGATGATGTTCGTGTAGCCGCCGAGGGTTAGGGCCGTGACCTGAAGATAGCCAGAGCCACCAGCATTCGACGATTCGGTGTTGTCCTGGCCAGCCACGACAGCGGGGTCGGAGTCATAGGCCGCGTGGGGGGCGATGATCATACCCTCCTCCACGTCACCCGACACCTGGAACTCGCCTTTGGCCCTATGGAACTCGCCGAGGGTGGTTCGGCGAGGGTAGCCGCTCTGGAGCATTCCCGCCAGCCCTACGGCTTTCTTGCCCGCCGTGTTGCCCTCGAAGAGCACCAACCCCGTGCCGCTGCCCGTCAGGGCTGCGAAGGCAGCGTCGATGTCTGTGTCGTAGAAGGCCTCGTAGGAAACGTCGGCTTCCTTCAAGCCCGAATGGGCGTGCTGCCGCCAGGTGTTGCCGAGCACGGTCATGTCCTGCGTGAGAGCCCGCGTCTCCAAGGATAGCTCGGTGGAATAGCCCGTCAGGTTGTAGCCATCCCAAAAAAGCAAGGCCTTATCCGAAGCGTATTTAGTCATCGGCTTTCACCTCCTTCACCGGCTCAATCTTCCCCTGCTCCAGGAGCCAGCCCACCGAGCAGGCAGGGATTCGGGTCGTGACCTCACCGGCCTCGCACAAGCGCCGAAGCTGGCCTGCCTTATCCCTGACCGATAGGCCCACCAGCACCCGGTACGGCTCCCCACAGGGCCGCGTGTCTTTCTTTGTCATGCTTACCTCCTAGTCTGTGTTGAATGTGATCATGAAGTCCTGCCCGGTGAAGTCCTTACCGCCGTAACTGAAGCTGGCAGGCTCGTCCCAGGAGAACCCCTCAATGACGGCCGCATTGCCCAGTCCGCCCTCAGAAGCGAAGGCTGTGAGCAAGGCCATCCGATACGCCCGCACGATGTTGGCGGCGCGGTCGAGATCCGAGTCATAGATCAACAGCCGGACCCGCTCAGTGTGACTCTCCACGCCACTCGTGCCGCCCATCATCCAGCCCACGCTCCCCGACGAGCCGTAGAGAATGAAGCAGGGCACGTCGCCTATTGTCCCTGGCGGATCGGCGTAGACCTTCTTGATCGTCTGCTCAATAGGGCTGGTAATGGCCACCGTTGCTAGGACAGTTGCTATTCGGGCGCGGGCGTCGGCGTAGCTCACTTTTTCCCCCATATCTTCTCGATGGCGCTGGCAGCTTCCTTGAAGAAGCCAGGGATTTTCTTCTGGCCAGCCTCCGCTGCCTTCTTCATGTAGAAGATGCCCTTCGTGCCGCGTCGCCCGATGGCCCTGGCAATGACGAAGGGGGGAACGCCGATGCCATGCCTCCGAACCCAACCAGCAATAGCATCCACTGGCGGCATCTTCCCAGGCTTGCGCCCGAACTCAGCGGGCAGGGCGTAGATTTTGTTGGTGAAGACCTTAGCCGACAGAGGCACGGCCTCTGGTCCCAGGCTGCTCTTAATGGAGCGGGCCAGCTCGCCGGTATCGACGGCGTGGGGCTTGGCCCCTTTTCGTGCCTCGCCCTCAACAAATAGCATCGACTTCTGCATGGCCTTCTTGATGGGCGGGCCAAGAAGATGATCGGCTTGCAGCTTTTTGGTCAACTGTTCTAGGCCGATGATCTTGACCTTTAGCATCAGAAGGCTAACACCTTTCGGCTATAGGCTTTCTTGATATCCTTCAGGATGCCTGCCGCCTGTGGCGAAAGCCGAATGGCGGCGTCGATGTTCTCCAGGGTTAGGGTGAACCCCGCCTCCTGCATGTCCCGAAGCTGGCGCGTGATGGCACATGTTGCCTCCCTGATGCCATCGGGCACAACAAGCCAGCCGAATTTCGCCGTCACCTGGACGGAACGCCGCTGCTCGGGCCAGGCTGAGAGGACCGTGTTAGAAGGATGCACCTCCAAGAACTCCCAGGGCCTGACCTCCGCGCCCTTGTCGGCATTCTGCGGCCCGAGCCAGAAGTGGGTGTCGATGGTTAGGGTCTCGTTAGCCCCACCGAAGGCATAGTCGCCGTTCAGGTCAACCTTGACGATGAGGCCCGTGGCAGTGGCGATATCGTCAGGGAGCCACAGGACTCTCTCCCCATTGCCGTCGTAGAGACGGGTCACGGCCTCCGCGTCGATGGTGAAGAAGCGTCGGCACTCCTGGTCGATGACGCGGGAGACAGCCTTCAACTGCTCGTCAATATCAGCGTCGTCGCCAGTGGTTGTCTTGGTGCTACGCGCCCGATACTCCTCTGCGGTCGCGTAGGCATCGGTTACTACTGCCATCATCTTTTCCTCGCTACGCAAACAAAGGCTGGCGGGTCGTAGGGCTGGGGCTGACGCATAGCCTCACGGACGATTTCAAAGCCCGTGCCCAGCAGCCACCGTTTGCACTCGCCCACGTTAATCTCGAAGTGCTTGTCGTCGGAGAAGCCCAGATGAACGAAGACGAGAACCTTCCCCTGCGGCTTCAGCACCCGCCAAGCCTCGCAGATCAGTCTCCCAGGGTCGTCCGAATGGTCGAGAACGTTCAGGACGAGCACGGTATCGAACTCGTTATCGAGGAGTTCGTCCGTGCTGGCTACCAGGGGCAATGCCGATTGGTAAAGGCCGAGTTCCCTATAGCCTTTGGCCAGCGTGTCCACGGCCACGCCCTGAGTGGCCCCAGTAATCTCCAGAACGGGCATCGGGCCAGAGCCGAATTCGGCGGCGACGCCCGGCTCCCTCAACTCCCGCCAGAGGAAGGAAAGATAGCGGGCGCCATAAAGGGCGTACATCCGTGCCCGTGCCGTCGGGTGCTGGAGAAACTGCCACCACCAGTCGAGCTCGGCGGCCTGCCTAAGATCGAATGAGGATGACCGGCCAACGCCAGCCAACTCTTTTGGGCGGGGCTTCCTCTGGCTGGGCCTAACGAGTACCCCGGCGTTTCTTTTGCTGAGTGCCAACGCTCGCCTCCTCCTTGTCCTCGCCGACGCTGAGTACCGACCGGCCCCTGCCAGGTGCCGCCTCCTTGCTCAACATCGGAAGGGGTATCTTCCTGGCCGTCGGCAGGTCGTGGACAGTAACCGACACGTAGGCCCGATGCTGAAGGATGATTGTCGGGTCTACCCAGACCTCAAAGCCGCACTGCTTGGCCCGCTCGCAGAAGGCCCAGTCCTCCGACAGGTAATGGATGCGCCCGTCCTCTTCCTTGATGGTGAACGGCCTGAAGAAGTCCCACATCGGTATCTCACCGACCCCAAGCTGGCAATAGGACAGCGGCTCCTTGCCGTGAGCAGTCTCGAACCCTGGATGCGCCAGCAGGGAGTTGAAGACGCAGCGGGGGATGGCCATGAAGCCCGTCGCCAGATAGCGAACCTGCACCGGGTCCTGATTGGGGCCGAAGACTATCTCCTGGTTGGGGAAGCAGAGGGAGGCCATGTGTGGCTCCCGTTCCCTGGTGACGTAGATTCCGCCAGCCAGTTGCTGCTTCTTCCTGGCCAGGGCGACGATCTTCCACAGGTCTTCGGGCATGAACTGAACATCGTCGTCCAGGATGACCATCACGTCGGCACCTTCACACTCGGGGTCCATAAGGAACTTGGTGGCCAGTTGCGAGCGGGTGCGGGAGATCAAGGCGTCGCCGTCTATCGTCTCCCAGTAGACGCGTTCCTCCGGGTCGCGCATGGCGATGGCCGTGTTCAGGGAGTGCGCGGCCCTCACGTCGAAGTACCGCCAGATGGGGCAGCCTATATAAATCATTGAGGCACCTCCTGAGCGAGCGGCAATTCCTCGTATATCACTTCTTGAGTGTCAGGCATCGTCCCTCCGGGGACAGGTTCAAAAGACTCGCTATGGATGACGAACTCTATTGCCGCCCATGCTGGCTCATCCGATATGGCGATGATTTTGGCGTCAGATGGAAGCCCCCTCTGCCTGATTAATCGCTTGCCGTCTGGCATGAGGATATGAAGGAACATGGAATATTCGATGCGAAGAACTCTCACCCTCCGATCTTCGGGCATCTTGGCAAGTGGAATCCATGTCCGCATGGTTCCTCCTTATTTAGTTTTATTGCGGCGGGGCCGCCGTGCCTTGTCCTCCGGCGGCCCCTCTACCTGCTTCGTTTCCACGCGCTCGACGCAGCCATTATCGATCAGGATCAGCGCCTCCCTCTGAGGCAGGTCATAGCATTGCCCCTCGAAGAGTGCCGTCGTGACAGGCCCGACAATGGCGTCGCAAGGCTTTAAGGCCCTGACGCGCATTAGTACGTGGCCCCGACGCAACTGACGATCGCGGTGTTGTTGGCAACGACGACCACAGCACGGGCGTATATCTGGCGGCCCGCACCGCAACTGTAGTGCATCTCGCGGACGCTGTTCGCCGTGTTGGAAGCCGCCAGGGTCGCTTCAGGATAGGTGGTGGTGTTGACGGCAGTGAAGGTAGTGTTGTCTGGGCTATCCTCAAGGTGGGCGGCCACCGTCGCCGTACCAGTCAGTGTGCCGGCAGCGACGACGAAATACACGCCCCGCTTGGCAGAAAGCGCAACGCCGGCTCCGTTATAGGTGGCGGCGGTAGCTGACTGCGGCACCACGCAGACGGCGGGCGTCAACAGGTGGCTAGCTTCGTGGACTGCGGACATTCTTCCGCTCATGTTTTGCTCCTTTCTAAGCTAGGGGGCGGGCATTACCCGCCCCCCGCGTGCTTCTTGTCTAGGCCGCCTAGGTAGCGGCGACCTTGAGGATGATGAACGCTGTGCTGACGGCAAAGAAACTGTCGTAGCGCACACGCACCCTGAAGCCGACCTGGTCGGTGTCGGCGTAGCGCTCGTCCAAGCGGCGGATCATCATGCCGACGCGGGTGATGAAGTAGTATTGGGAGAAGTCACCGAAACAGCCGACCTCTTCACTGGCGGCCAGCGCAGTAGCGTCATCCCAACCGGTGCCGTCGAACATGACGACAGGCCGGCCAAGCAGCACCTTGTCGGGGGCAGCGGTGAGCGCCTGTAGGTGGTGGATGCCTGCCGCCGTACTGCCGATGCCCGCCACCTGCCCCATGAAGGAGCTGGTGGTGTGCCAGGTCGCGTTCTGCCGCCACTGGGCCGGAAGCTCGTGGTAGGCCTTCAGGAGCTCGGCGACGGTCGGAGCGCCAGCAATCGTGAACAGGTCGGTGATGTCGGCGATGTCCCCCTGGGGAGCGCCAGTGGTGCGGAGTCCAAGGGGTTCGGTTGAGCCGTCGCCCTCGATGGCCTGCTGATCCTCGTAGCGCCCAAGGGCGCGGGTGAAGAGAAGGCCAAGCAAGGACGGGATGTTCACCGCACTGTCGGCCAGCAGTTCCTCGCTGACCTTGTTGTTGCGCCCAGCCTTGCGGATGGTGAAGGGCACCTCGGTGAAGGTCGGGTCGCTGGCGGTGCCTGCCGCCTCTTCAGCGATGCCTGCGAAGGTCAGGGCATCGGTGCTGGCGGGCCAGGTGCCCCCGTCCCGAGTGGTGGTGAACTGGGATGAGATGGGCCGCGTCACACCGCCGGGTACGCCCTCGATCATGATGATGGGAAGCCGGACGGCATCCGTGGGGACGAGGTAGCCGCCCTCGGGGTCGTCGCCCTCTTGGAGCGCCTTGATGCGCTTCAGGTTCAGGCGTTGCAGCGCCTTCCAACCGTCAGGGTCGTCCCTGAAGAAACGCTCGCCGTAGCGGACGTACTTGCAGAAGGCATCGAACTCCTGCGAGGCTTCCAGGGCCTTCTCAGCGGTCAGCCGCCGGATGATGGAGGGGTGCTGAACGCTGGAGGGATAGCCCTTGATCCAGCCCTCCGCCTTGTCATCGGCGAACTGGACGACCTCCACGCCGCCCTTATCGCTCTGGATCAGGACGCCCTTGGTGGCCTCGCTGGTGGGCTTGACCTGGATCAGCGCCTCCTCTGGATTGCGGATCTCTGACGGCGCCGGGGCATACTTCTCCAGCGCTGCCTTCAGTTCCGCCTCGCGCCCTGCCTCCTCCTCTGCCTCCTTGTTCTTGGCGACGTACTCTAGCCAGATGCGGTCGTAGGATTCCCTATCCTTCTCCTCTAGGGCCTTCTGAGCACGGCCAAGGAGGTCTTGTGCTTCGTTACGAAGCATTTGGCTTGTAGATGTGGCCATACGATTCCTCCTCTCAACGAAAAAGGCCGCCCTCTTCGGACGGCCCTATGGCCTCTACCTTCTATTCGATTGTCTATCGTTTCAGCGCGAGCTATGTGATAAAGAGTGTGTTGGGTAACGGGTCATCCCCCCGCTTACCCATACATCTAGCTATCGATTACAGCACCCGTATCAGGTTCACGGTGGAGATAGGCGCGGACAGTGCCATCAAGATGAACAAACACAATCCACGACAAATCATCTGGCTCAATCCAACCAGCCCACCCACCGACGTTCTTGGGTTCTGCGTATCGATGGACGCGGATGTTGCGCACTCTTTCTCACCTCCTTTGACTCGCTACAGCTATTTGAACCCCCGCTTGCCGCTGCCAGTCCTTCCCATCATCGTCGTCGTCCTCGGCCAAAAGTTCGAGCGCCTTCCAGGGCGGGTCGCCCTTGTCGAAGTCGGCGTAGTGCTTGCCGATGTGGGCCTTAGCCCCGGCGATCTCCGCTGGCGTGGCATCCACCCCGCCACGCGCCCCCATCAAGACGGCAGCAGCAGCCCTCACGCCACGCCACACGCAGGCATGGCCGTCAGCCTTGTGGTGAGCGAGCTTGTAGTCACCCTTCTTGTCGCCGTCCCCTTGGACGATGGCACACATGATCTGAAGGTCGCTTACCTCCGCAGCCGCCACCTCGCGGGGGCCATTCCAGGGCGTGTCCTCAGAGGCAAGGGCTGTGCGCTTGTAGGGGATGGCCTTCTTCTCTTCGGCCTTCACCGCTAGCGTCTGCGTCTCCCTGTTCGCTCCAACCAAGACGGGCGACACCTCGAACAGCGTCCCCTTCTCCAAGAACCGCACCTCCTGGCCGTCGAAGTCGCCGTGCCTGGACTCCACCACGTCGAAGCCGAAGCTCCAGTCCTGGAGGTTGCCCATGTTCTTGACGGTGCGGAAATGCTCACGGCCATGCTCGGTATCCATGAAGAAGCCGCCGGCAAGCACCGCTCCCTGCTTCCCGACGTGGACAGTGCCCTTGCCGACAGGGAGATCACCCCACTTGTGCCCCCAGGATGAGATCGGCACCTGCTGGCCCTCGGTGAAGAAAGTTGGCAGCACCACATCGCCGTCCGAGTCCACCATGTTGAACACAGAGAACAGGGCCTCAATCCGGCCCTGCTCCTCGTCCTTGATGGCCACGGGAGCCTTGAAGTATTTCTTGTCCATAAGCGTCACTCCTTACACTTGTGCCAAGGCCAAATGGCCCGCCAGCAACACCAGGGCCTATTCCATCCACCCTCGTAAACTATGACGCCAGGATCAACGGCTATTGGCCCCTTTAGACATTGAGGCAACGGGACATGCCCTGGCCCACCCTTCTCGATCAGGTTTCGCAACCCAGGATCAGGGTTGATCGGCCCACAACCACCTACTCCCGTTCCTGAGCCCATGATGTTCTCCTTGCTCCGATGCCATCTGCTCAGGAAACGATGGATAAAACATAAACCAAGGAGACGATCATTCTCTTGATGCAATTTATAGGCAGCCCGCATCACGAGAATTGCCGCAAAGCCGATTAGGACACTTGCCACATAGATAAACACTTCCATGTCTACCTCCTTCCTCCACGCCCTATTCTACTACAGGGATCGTCACGCGACAGCAATTAGGATGGGCCAGCGGATAATCGTCGGCCTCCTCTATCGTCCGCCGCGACCCGTCCGCGATATCGGGATCGTTGTGGCTCGTCCAGCCGCAGCCATCGCCGTCCACGATCTCGACCTGAGTCACGCCAGCTTCAGCATAGCGCCTGTTCGCCGCCCAGTTCTGAAAAGTGGCAAGCTCCGTCCTGGCGATGGCCTGGGCGCGATTGGCATAGGTCTCGGTCACGATGCTGCGGACGCCAGGGAAGTTGTCAGCCTCGACGCCGTTGATCATCTGATAGGCGCTGTAGCCTTCCTCGTTAGCCCGCTGGATGGTGCCCCGAAGAGCCTGACGCGTGACTTCATGGATGCCCGATACCCTACCGCCAACGCGGGCCAACAGCGGCGTTAGCAGCCTGTCCTCATAGCCTTCCTTGCGGCCCTTCGGCAACATCTCGTCAATAATTTGCCACGTCGCTCGGGACATGGCCTCAATGTGAGCAGCGTAGATGGTGGCGAGTTCAGCGTCGGCAGATGCAGGGAGAAGCTGGTCGATGGGGGCCCGGGAATCCATCTCAAGCGCGGAGACGATGCGCCTGGCCCATGCCTCAAAGTACTCCTCAAGGTCATGGGCAAATGGAATCTCCGTCCTCTGGCGTATCGTCAATAGAGCCTCCACGAAGCGCTGTGCCTGCGCTGTCGCCTTACCTTCTGGCAGGCTAAACCCCACACGGCTCTTCATTGCTGGCCGCTCGATGAGCTGTGTCAGGGACCGCACGTAGAAGTCAGCACCCTCAACGGCCGGAATCCCGACTATCTCCAGCGCCTGGTTCGGCGTGAACCCGCCCCCAGCAATGAGCTTCGCCACGACCTCCAGCTTGCCCGTGTTGTCCTGCTGCAAGGCCGCCACGCCCGACGTGTCGAAGGCCAGCCGCGCCCGGCGGTCAGCGGTGGTGGCGAATTCGGGCAGGAGGTCGCGGGTCAGCCTAGAAGCAATGCGGTAGAGCAGAGGCTTCATGGTCTCCGACCAGAAGGACTGCTGCGCCACTCCGTAGTTAGCGTAGGTCGCGTGCTCGAGACCCACCAGCGCCCCGACGAGGATGGGTGGCACCCCGAAGGCCGCGCAGATGCGGGACTCTACCTGCTTCCGTGTAGACTCGAACTCCATGTCCTTCTGACTGAGGCCCAATGCCTGATACTTGGCGCTCTCTTGATTCAGGATGAGGAGCTGGAACCACTTCTTGATGCCCTGGAAGGCCCGCCGCCAGCGGGAGCGTATCTGCTTCTTCTCTTCCTCCGTGGTGGCCCCAGGTACAGTCAGCAGGCCGAACGGCACTCCCGCGTTCTTGAAGAACGCCGAGGCGAAGTCCGTCATGCGCTGGTCAAGGTCGCCCTCCCTGGCGATGACCTCGATGGGCGACAGGCCGTAGAAGTCGTTCTTGGGATTCGGCAGCTTGAAGTGGATCACGTCCTTACGCTCGATGTAGCGCTTCGTGGTGCCGATGGTGTAGACGAATATGTCATCCTCCCGCTTGGCTCCAGGCTTGATCTCCACGCGGTCGGGCCGCAGGAAGCCGAGCCGAGCCACGCGACCCCCAGCTCGCACCTTCTCGATGTAGGCGTTGCCAGCGAACGCGCGGTGTGTCACAAGAGTCTCTATGAAAGAGGAAAAGTCCATATCATCGTTTGGCTCGTCCAGCAAGTCCAAGACGGCGTGCTGCGGTTCAGGCTGCCAGCCTTCCTTATCAGGCCGCAGCAACTCGATGGGAACGCCTGCCGCTGAGGTTGCCAGCTCTCGGATGCAGGCATAGATGAGGGAATTAGCCGCGTAGCCCGACGAGGCGAAGTTGGCGAGATCCGCGTCGGTAGGCTGCGCGATCCCTTGCTGCCAGGTGGGGACGATCTCGAATGCCTGCTTGCGGTGGAACTTGACGGGCGGTGCCCAGCCAAGGTCATTCATGGTATAATATCTCCAGCCAGAAAAGGAGCATCAGCTAAACTGAATAGGTTGTGGGAATTGAGGTCGTCCACACGAGCCCTATAACCCTCAGAAAAGCCGTTAAGCTGAGATGGTAGGTCTTGTAGCTCCAAATGACGGCAAAAACCACTGGCTATCATGCTAGTATCCACCTCCTCTGCCCCTTCGCCCGCGCCTCGAATGCCAAGGCCAGAGCATCAGCTAAGTCGGGGCTGCGCCCCTTGCGCCCCTGCCGGCGCTCTGAGGCCGTCAGGCCGAACTTGTCCACCTTGATGCGATCACGCCCGGAGGACAGGTAGGTTGTCTCGTACTTGATCTGGGAGAGCTGCGCCATCAAGCGATGATCGGCGGGGATGGCGATACTCCCTTCCTGGAAGGCCCCTCGCAGCCGCCAATACATCTCAGCGGCCTTGTTGAAGAAGCGGTTAGCATCATCCGCAGCAGCCCCGAAGTTGACCGCCAGCACATCGACGCCCTTCTCCCGAAGCATGTCGGTGACGCCGCCGCCAACGCCAGTGTCATCAACGGCTACCTTCACACTGGGGATGTTCTCGCGGATTGCCACGACCCGTCCTGTAGTGGCCGTGACGGGCCATCCCTGGTGCTCCTCGGCGCTCTGCACCTTGCCGCCTCTAAGCAGCACTAGCGCCGTCATGTCTCCCTTCTCACTGCGGGCCACGTCAACACCCAGGCTGTAGATTTCCTCAGTCTCTACCTTGGCAGTCGTGGCAACCTCTATCCAGGCCAGGCGGAGCAGGGTATCCTCAGTCTCTTCAGGGAACTCACCCAGGACACGGGCGGCATACTGCGGCGAGCCGTCCCCGTACTCCCGCTCCATCTCGTCCAGCCACTCACTAGAGACGAAGGGCGAGTCCTTAGACGAGGTGTGGAAGCATTGCCACATATCGGCTTCGGACGTGAAGATTCGATAGAACTTGCCCTCGGTCCGTAGCGGGTTGCCGACCACCAAGATCCGGCTCTCAGCACTAGCCATCGAGCCTTCGATGGCCTCGTAGATGGCATCGTCAACCCCTGATCCCTCGTCCACAATGAACAGGACGCCGCTTCTGGCTGAATGGAAGCCCTGCATGTTATCTGGGGCATCAGACGATTCGCCGGTGATGAACCCCCCCTGACGACCGACGCTGTATATCTGAGTCTCGAGGATTTCTAGGTGAGGCGCCAAGCCGGACTTCCTAGCCGTGCGGTGCATCTCAGGCCAGAAGACCCGCTTGACCTGACGATCATAGGTAGGAGCCGTGTCAACGACGCGGGAGTCGGGCCTAGTGGCGAAGTACCATAGGGCGGCCCAGACCTCGGTCTTGGTCCCGCCGACCTTGTGGCCCTTGCGCCAAGCCACCCGGCGGTGAGCGGCGAGAGCACGGAGGACGGCAGCCTGATAGGGCGTCGGCTGTTCACAGAGGATCTCAATAACGAAAGCTACTGGATCGTCGATGTAGGAGGCCCAGATATCAACGAGTTTAGGGCTGAGGGTCGTCGTTACCACGTCTCTTCTTCCATGCCTGATCTAGCAGGCCTTCGAGAGTTATGGGGCCACCGCCGGGGCCACTATGTTCTAGGCTCTGGGCTGGCTTCCCATCCACACGGTCAAAGATGTATTTGATGGCGTCTAAGTCCGCAGTCAAGGCAAGGCAGATCAGTTGCTGCGCGATAAGTTCACGGGTTGTAGTATCCCGAGGCTGCCACTTCCTTTGAAGGAGGCAACGTAGTTCATCAGTCATCGCCCTATTCTTGCGTGGCCGGCCATTAGGGTTGCCGCTCTGTCCCTTCTGCCAAGTCATCTTGATACTCGCTGCTTTACAACCGCCCCAAAAGAAAAACTCCCCCTCTCACACATACACGAGAATTGGGGAGTCCCGGACTCCTATTCGATTCCCCTATAGTCTAACACCAATTATAGGCGTTGGCAATCTCCGAACTCAGCGTATCTGTCGGCCCACCATTGGGGGGTTTGGTGAGTGAGGAACTTGAAGCGCTGCCGCCAAGTTTTCAGTTCCATCCTGTTGTCCAGATAGGCGATGAACTTGGGGCTGAGGATCGATCTCTGTTCCCGATGATGAAGCACCCAGGGTAGTCCTCCCCACCACCTTCTCGGCCTGCGGTCGCTGACCTCTCGGAGAACCCGCTGCCGGTAGACGCTTACCTCTGATAGCCCCAAGGGACCAGAAGTGTTCATTCAGCCTAACGATACACGGTAACGGGTAGGGTGTCAAGTTGCGTTGCGCTGGGGAGATGAGAGCCAACTAGCTCCCCTTCCTGGAATATGGCCTCCTCATCGAAGGAGTCTAGGAGAACGTGGTAGCCCTTGGCGCTGATTTTGAGGATACGACCTACCTCGCCAATATGCCTAACGTCCGTGTGACCAACGAGGAGCCGCACCACACGCACCTTCTGGCCAGGCTCAAGCGTCATGGCTGCTCCCCCAAGGTGTTACCGTAGCCCGCGCCCTGTGCCAAGGCCGCATCAGACCTAACAGCGCTTCAGTGTGCCTACATGTGCCGTCCTTGCGGTAGTGACGCCTGTTCCCTAGACAGACGATGTTGTGGTACAGCTTCGGCCCCTTGCCTTGGCTAAACAACATGACAAGCTCGCCCGTGTCAGTCTTGAAGATCATAGCGTCACGCCCTCAGCCTGGGTCATCTAGGCCACTCCTGGCACTCAGACCACACTCGCAATCGCGTCAATAACCTTCCGTCCTAACTCCTTCGGCAACGTGCCCTTCTCGATCTTCGACCAGTCAGTTACGGCAGCGAGGGCGCGGGCTATTTTCACCGCCTTCGGCTGCGTTGCGGCACGGGTTATATGCGTCCCAGACAGGATGTGTGTGATGCCCCAGGCGTAATTCGGCGGCAGGCAGTCATCTAGATTGGCTTTGTGGACAGCCAGTCCTGGGGCGAGGATGCGGGCGCGAACACTCACCATGCCATAAGGCGTCGCTATCTTGATGACTTGTCTCTTGTTCATTCCACCACCTCGAACTCGAAGGCCCAGACAGGTGCAATTAGGGGCTTCGTTATGTTGTTCAGGGCATAGAAAACTGTTATGAAATTATGCCAAGCCTCGAAGCCTTCGGCCCGCACATCGTCCTCAGTCATATACAGCAACTTCTCTTGCCAAATCCTCTTGATCCTGATGTGCCCCACCGCCTTTTTGCCGCGCCCAGGCTGCACGGCGTAGACCCCGCCGACCTTGTATGGCCCACGCCGGAGACGGCGTGTCTGGGTCTTGGTGCCGCGCCCAATCATGTCGCAGTGGACTCGCGTGAAGATCATCCTGGCCTACCCAGCCGCAAGCGGCTTTCAAGCCCGCGAACATGCTTTTCAATAGTCCCTAAAATTGAACCCAAAGAATGCAGTTTATAATGATCAGACCTAGACACAGCGATGAGATTCTCGATTCGGTTGTCCAACTTGTCTCCATTCAGGTGGTGAACTATCCAACCCCTTGGGATTGGGCCGTTGGCAGCTTCCCAAACTACCCTGTGTTCATAACGCTCACGGCCATCTTTGCGAACTACACGATAGCCTTCACTGCTTATGCGAATGCCGCCCTTGTAGACCTTCCCTCTCTTTTCCCCTCTGTAATATTTGGCTGCACAATGATGGCATCGAGGCTCCACCGCTCTCCCTCTACAAGGGCTACCACAATCAGCACATGACACCTTCCGCCGCTCATGCCACCCCTTTACCTTGTCTGGATGGTTTAGCTTATAATTTCTACCGCGCTTTAGCTCTTTCTCTCGATGTCGGTAATGATAGGCCCGCCCCCACTCGCGCCGCTTTTCGGGATGAGCCGCACTCCAACGCCGACTGGCCACCCTTCTGCTCTCAACCGAGCCACCCATACATTCATGTTACTCCAATATAACCTTGTTGTCAAACGTGGGGTGGCCTGGCTAACCAGGTCTACCATATATTGAGCAGCGCTCCAGACCTCTTTCGGCTGCGGTTATCAGCGCCCTATAGGTTGGCGCCATCCTGCGGAAGGTCTCCCAATCGGGAGGTGGTGTCCCAAACCCAGGGCCGCGAGGCCAAGTGCAGAAGGCCAGTTCCCGCTCATGGAAGCGCAGGTCGTCAGCAAATGACAAACAGTTGTCAATGAACTCTAGCTCTTCCCCCAACGCTTCCTTGTATGCTATCTCCTGCTCTATGGTTATCATGTCCTCCTCCTTCTCAATCAACGGCAGCCACTCTCGCCATCTGTTGCCTGGACAGGTTGTGTTCTGCAAACGAATCATGCGGTGAGCGACACAGGGCAACTCTCGCCCTAACTCGCCCCAGGCGTAGCCAACACAGCCAGAAGCGGCAACTAAGTGGGTATCCAAAGGCACGGCATCGGTGAAGTCCCCTATGAGCACCAGGCCAAGGAAATACTTGTTGAGACTGGCGACGTGAGCGCGAGCAGTATTCAAAGAGCCGCAGAGATAGCGCCTCCCAGAGGGGAACGCGGCCATGTGATAGCCGAAGCCGCCATAGCCTTGTGACGTGTGCCAACGGTCAATGGCTAGAAGGTGGGCTATCTCAACTTCCTGTGGTACATCCACCGCCTCGTTCCACGCCTGGCCCGTATACTGTTGAGTAAGCGGATTCCAAACCCAGCCCGACACCGAATGGTGGACGGCGATAGCCTCCACTTCGTCCAGGTTAGGGATGGTAAAGCGGCCAGTATAGCCGGAGGGGATGCGGCTGCGGAGATCAATCATGGCTTCTCTCCTCATATGGCTTGTCGGCGAACACGAGGACGTAGACAGGACAAACAGGCCGATCTAGTGGTTTAGCTCCAAAGAAGCAAGGGGCGGCACCTTCTTCAGCGCTTCCCACTTGAGGAATCCACCCGTCAAATGCCGCCAGCGGCTCCCTCCCACCGCAGATGGGGCAGGGGGCAGAGAGGGTAGCGAGAACGGCCTCATACTCCATTGAAGTGGGCTGCTCGTCTATTAGCTCCATCAGGATTCTCAGCGCCTCATCCCTCTTCATCTCACTCCTCCTCTCGGCCAGCATCCTCTAACTTGCTAACCCGCGAAAATAAGTCATAGAGGACAGCCCAAATGACGAGTGCCGCAAGCTCTACCACGACGGTTAGCGTGATGCCTATCCAGATACCGAAAAGGAAATCTCCCCAATTCATTCCAGCACCTCCACCATCACTCTCGTTCCCGTCGCCTGGAGCCACGCCCAGCCCGTGTCTGGCGCAGGCTATCGGGGCCAGCAGCTAAACTCATATTGCCTTCCAACGCTCACCATCCACGCCGCTGCAAACGTCGCCGCTTCAGGATTCCGAGGATCAAGGTGTCCATACGGCGTCGTATTCCAAGTGCTAGCCATAAACTGATAACGTCCAAGCTCACCGGCGCTGCCCACCACCCAGTCTCTGTGTCGTGACTCGCACCACTCGACGTAAAGGAGTTCATCTGCTGCCCACTCGACGCCCCAGTATTCCGTTGCCCGCCGGATGCGCTCATCTACTCCCCCTTGTCCGGCGGTAGTTTGCCATTCTCGTCCAGCAGCCTCAGCCCATCCTGGCACCTGAACGGGCGAATCTTCCGCTGGCGGCGCACTCGCACTTTGTGCTGCCGAACCTGCCGGGTCGCTGCGTCGTATTCCAGCGGGTATATCCATTGGTAGTTCCACCACATCGCCACCAGCCACACGGACGCCGCCGTCGCCACGAGCAGCAAGCAGACGATCCACAGTGGGAAATCGGGTAGGACTGGCATTTAGGGCCTCCTTGTTGGGGGCAAGCGGCGACTTCCGCAGTTGCCACAATATAGATTCTTGCTTGGATTCTCGTATGTGCAATTCCCGCAACGCCAGTTGCTCATCGTCGTTCCCTCCTCTGGCATCTAGGGCCTCTTGGTTCCACAGTGAGCGCACCTGTCTGCCCACCAGCCGTTCTTCCAGTCGCACTTGGGGCATATCCAACCCATTGCCATCGTTCTCCCCTCCTTGACTCTGCCAGCCGCTCACGATGCCCGCCACCACACACGCCCCCAGCACCACGAAGGGCAGGCACCGATGGAGCCTCAGCTAGAGCCTCCTTCGGGCGGCTCCTTAACATCAAAGCGCTCAATTGTGATTCGGCCCCGAAATCGCGCCCCTGAGCTTGCGGAGTAGTCACCGCCCAGCGCTTCCGCCAGAACCTGATCAAGATATGTGCCATCTTCGCCAAGTTCTTTTAGGACGATTCCTCGTGATATTGGACGCTGGTGGATTTCCCCCTCATAGGTGATTAAGGTTTCGCTCATCCTTCTCCTCCCTCCTGGCGGCGCTTGGGGGCTGGCTACCCACGACCTCTAGGTGCGGTCGTCCCTGCTCATCCACCAGCCGTAGCCGTAGTTCCCAAGAACACTACCTCACCAGCCCCCTTGCGCCATGCTGATCCGCCCTCTAGGATGCAGAAGCCGCGCCGGAAGGGCCATGCTGCCAATGATCCCTAACCACTTCGAGGGCAGCAAGCTCGACTCCTGCACCCCAGGCGGCGGAACAACATCGCCTAGCACCAGCCTCTTCATTGGGCTGCAACTCTCTCCTCGAACGCTCGCTCTCGCTGCCAAGCAAGAGCCACCACGAGAGCGTCCGCCGCGTGCTCGTCCGGCGGCTCGTAGCCCATCAGTTTGAGCATGTCGATGACAACGTGCTTGGCTGTGTTCCCTTTGCCGAACAGCAGGTAGCGGGCGCGATTCACCGTCATCTCGTGGCAGGGGATGTCGGCAGCGGCGGCGGCAGCAGCGATGACCCCGCGCACCTTCGCTAGGACTTCGACTGTGTGCTGCGAGGACTTGAGGCTGCTCCGTGCCCAAGGGCCAGGCGTTTCTTGGATGACCTGCTCCGGTCGGTCATAGGCCAGAACCAGGGTCATCTTCATCATGTCGCTGGCGGCGACTAAGCGGCCCTCTAGGCTGCCCCGCAGCAGAAAACTCTTGGCCCATAGCAGCCGCTCGCCGTCCAGCATGGCCAAGCCGATGGAGCGCGAGGAAGGGTCTATGCCGAGAGTCTTCATCCCTTCCCCTCCTCGGCTAACGGCAATTGTTGCCCTGAGGTCAATTCAGCCCGAATCTGGCGTCGACAATGCTTGCAAGTCACCAAGCGGTCATCTGTAGTAAGGCGGTCTTCGGGAAGCCAGCAGTTACACCGACTCCAACCAAAGACGCCAGTACGTCTGTTATGAAGCATTCCCCCCCGAGAATGAATTAGCGTCATGCCTTCCCCTTCCTGTAATCCAGCGCCGTGATCAGGCAAACCTTCGAGCCCCGCCGGTCGGTCAGCCTCGACCTGACGCGCTCTTCCCACTCAGCCGGCAGGACGTTGGTTGTGATCACGCTCGCCCGGCCCTGGCTGTAACGAGCATCGATGAGGCAGTAAATCCGTTCATCGGCCCAGGCTGTGCCGCGCTGAGCGCCCAGGTCGTCGATGATGGCGACAGGCCAATCCTGAGCTGGCCCCATGATCAGGGCCTCATCCTCCTGCCCCCCGTAGCTCGCCCGTATCCTGTCCAGGAATTGGGGCACGTTCAGGAAGCAGAACCTCGGTGTCTCATCCCGCATCGCCCTTACCCTGGCCGCCGCCACCGCCAGGTGCGTCTTACCCCTGCCAGTAGGTCCCGACAGCACCAAGCATTCCAGGCGGCCCTCAGCGAAGTCCTGAGCCGCCGCTATCGCTTCCCCCAGGCCCTTCGTGCGTTCAAAGGTCTCGAAAGTCGCGTCCATGAACTTGAAGGGCGTCCCCGAATGGCCCATGATTCGCTGTTCCTTCTGCTCTCGCGTCTCCCTCGTGCAGCGGCAGGGGACGATCTCGACCTCCCTTCCCTGGCGTCCCTGAATCCAGCGCCCCGTCCTGATCCACCTGGCGTCGCCGCAAATCAGGCAGCTAGGCTCTTCCTCATAGGCAGGCTTGATGCGCTTGTAGTATTCCTGCTCTTCCTGTTTCAGGGCGATAGCTCTGTCCTCACTTGAGATCTTCGGCGTAGTATTCTCTGGTCGCTTCTTGGCTTTTGAACCCGCACTCTCCCCAGTTTTCGACGGCGTATTCTGCGAACTCGCGCCGGGTAGTAGCTTGCCTAGCTTCTCCACGATTGCCTCCCTTTCGGCGTTTGCCGCCCTTGCCTTCAATGCGCCATCGGCGGAGTATCGCTTCGATGTAGTGGGTATCGCTCTTGCCGTAGATCGCCGCTTCGGTGATGGCGTCCAGCACGTCGGTCAAGCCGAACTCTTCGGCCAGGTCATCGAGCGCCTGCGCTCGCGTGGGCGTGAGCGCCAGGTCAAACGCGGCCTCATAGTGCGCGTATAGGCGCTTACTGCGTGGGTCTGTGTCCGCGCCCGCGATAGGAGGAGTAGGATCTGATCTACTCTTATCTACTGTTCTCTCCTCTAGTGAGGCACGTGCTCGCCTCATGCGTTCCTTGTGCCTAGCACGTGCTAACAACAACTTACCGCCATATTGTTCCCAGTCGTGGATGTGGAGCGTTGGTCGTCTGTCCCCGCCGTGCTCCTTTTTGTCCACAAATTGGGCAGTAATGAGACCCTCTAAAAAGGTATTGCCGCCCTTTTCTGGGCAAGAAGCGTTTGCGTGGTATCGGGCGGCGGCGGCAAGGTCTTCGGGATCGATCCCCGTCAGGACGCCAGTTGGTGCATTGTCGAGCGCCCACCACCAGAAGATGTGGAGATGGCCGATGGCCGTTACTTGATCGACCCCTAGCTCTCTAGCAAGACGCAGTGTCTTGCGATGATCTAGGAGTGACTGGTGGCTCTCAGTCCAGGCCATCGTCTAGCCTTCCTGCTGGTTAAAGCACGGACTGGTCAAGGCCCAACACTCTCAGCCTGTCCCGCAACCTGTCATCGGCCAACGCCATCTCTTCCCTTCTCTCGTCATAGACCCACCACGTAGGCCCGGCCCCTGAGTTGCTGCCCTTGCAGGCGGTGTAGAACGGGCAAGGCAACCCTGGCTCGTAGTGCATACAGCATCGACAGGACTTGCGTTCCTTCATCGAGGGCCACGGCCCTGGTGTGTGTATCGCCTCGCCCATCATTGCGGACGCCCCACCAGGTTCCGCCCATGCCGGCTAGAACAGAACGAACTCGATCAGTGAGACGCCCGCAGCGAGGGGCGAGACATCGCCTATTCCCCTGACAGGACACCCCTCGCTGTGTGCCCCGATAGCTCAGTCGATAAGCACCTCCTTGTATCTTTGCCTATACGCCCGTTGATGGCACTTGTCGCCTATTCTGGTGGCCCGTTTGAGAGTTTAGATACGCGGGTCGTTTACGCTTGTCGCGCATTTTCAGGCTGCGGGCTCTGAAGAAGCGACCCCGCTCCCTGGTGGCCGAGACTGGTCCGAGCGGGTATTCAGGGCAGCGCCCGTCACGGATGCCGTAGAGACGACCCTGCTTCTTGTCATGCCGGATTCCCACGACGATGCGCCAGCCGTGTTTGCCTTTGCCGTGCAGGTCACGGATTCGCCAGCGCTGGCCGATCTCGGCTCTAGATCTGGCCACTACCCTTTCCCTTCGCCACGAACCGCCCTTGTCTATCCCGCAGTTGATAGACAAGGCTAGGAATCTGGTCTGCCATTTCTTGGGGAACCTCAAGGCGCTGGCTAAAGACTCTGCGGTAAAAACTCTGAGGCACATCAATGTCCAGCCGAAAGGCGAACTCATTGGGCTTAAGACGTGGAGATAGGCGGGTTAGGCGGAAATGTTGCCGACCAGTTGGGTTAACTATGAGGTAGCAACCTAAGAACATCCTTTTGCCCCTTCTCTCTAGGTCTGGGCATCATCGTTCCTTCCCGCAATGCCGACAGACATACTCATGCCGTCCCGTAGCAGACTTAGGGCAGGGCGATTCTGGCTCCTCGCCCTCTCGCAGCAGGGCACGAATGAGGCGCAGGATGCCAGCGGTGGTCAACTCGATGCCCTCTTGGTTGCAGGTCTGGGCGTATGCCTCGTATTCAAGGTCGGGGAGTTCGGCTTCTAGTTGCCAGCGATGGGCCATCGCGGAATCGATGCCCACCGACCTGATTGCAGCCTGCAATGAGGTCAAGCCCTTCCTCTTGCCGGGTTCGCGCTCAATGACGCGCAGGAGTTGCCCCGCTTTGCGCTCGGCCCTGATCTTGATGTCAGCCATCTCATTCTGAGCCTGCAAGCCCAGGCCGCAGGCTTGGGCATACATCCTCAAAGCATTGGCTCTATCCCTTATGTTCTTGACTTCGCCGACGCTGCTGGCGAGTTCTAGGGCCTGACGGCCCTTGGCGCTGGCCTTGGCTACTTGCTCTCTGGCCGATGGTTCCTTGACGGCCGGCAGTCGTGGTTCGACAGGCTCACCATGAGCGGGCGCCGCCTCGATGATGCGCTCGCATTGCTGCTCACCCTTCTCGTTCTGGACGTAATAGCGCACAGAGCCATCAGGATGTGTGAAAACGCCCTCCCGCCACTGATGCAGGGTGATCTTGTCATGGTGTTTTCTACACAGGGCGGCGACGATCTTGGCCCCCTTGCCGGCGAGGGACTTTTTGGGGAAATGTTGATGATCGATGGGCCTCTTGCCGCAGACGAAGCAGCGATGCCAGTCGTCAGAGGTAGGTGCCGGACATCCAGGCACAGAACACAATGGCTCTGTTGTCACGCTCGTTCCTCCTTATCGCCCTTCGTGCCCCGGCCAAGACACAAAGGGCGGAAAGGGGGTGCGAGCTATGGTTGTGTCTCGACTGCCTCTTCTTCCTCTTCTCTCTCAAAGTGCCGCCGGTGCATCTCAGCTTCCGCTTCAGGGGGGTTCCAACCCTGCTTGATGAGCTCGGCGTATTCCTTGCAGATGACGAAGGCTTGATTCAGTGTGAGGCCGGCCTCTATCCAATCCTTGAGACTTGCCACCTTCAGCAGGCCGTGAACTGTGCCGCTCTCCAACTTGTAATCCCTGCGAACTATCGTCCAGAAGCCGCTGTAATCAGGGCCATCCTTCGTCGGCTTCTTGGCTACCCGCTTGGGATGCCCCATCGAGGGGCGTCTGCTCTCTGGCACCATCTCCTCTGCTGGGGTTGCCTCATAGCCCGCCATCGCCATGACGAAGCCGAGAGCTAGCCGGAGCGCCTTCGCGCAGGCCCGGGTCTGGGCCATTGAGCGTATCTGAAAGTCCGGCTTCCCCCGCCAGTTCTGTTCATCCGACCAGCATTCAGCATCGGCGGCAGAGATCGTTTCGCCGGATATCCGATGGGCGCAAGCCGCAGCCTCATAGCCCCACCTGTCACCGTCCTGGATACGCTTGCTACTTTCCACTTCGGCGAAGATGCCCATAGGTGCCCCTAGCGCCTGCCAGCCCTCAATACGGACGTGCTTGCGCCCCCCGATGGCGACATAGAGATTCTGCTTCTCGATGAGGCTGCCAACGGCCTGGGCAATCTCCGTGTAGCGGATAATGGCCCTCTGGGGATCGCGCTCCTTGAAGATGTCAGGGCGGGCGTCATAGGCTTCTATTTCTTGTGTCATCTCGCCTCCTTCTCCGTTCATTCCTTGCTGCAAAGAATGCGTCTCTATCTTCGGCTCTCTGCTTATATCCCAGCGCAAAGCAGGGACAGTCCTTAGTGTTGCAGGGGTCGGCGTGGTCGTGGCGTAAGAAGAGGGAATTGCCCATTTCTCTCAATTCCCTACTTGTATAGCTGTGTATCACCCCGCATCCTGCGTCCGCATAAGTCGCTAGGTCTCGTAGCACCCT